GTGTTGTCATTTCAATAATATATGACAATGGATACATGTCATAATATGGTTGTTTTGTTTGTGCTTGATATGTGAAAAAATATAATTGACCAGCAGCAAATCCACCTGTATCGGCAGCGTCATCATCAAAATTTGTTGAACCAAGTTCCTCAATCAATTGACTCCGAAAGAAATCTTCATTGACCTGACCACTAACTTTATTTAATATGTTCTGTAGAATACTCATCGGATTCCTAGTTCTTTTTCAGTCATGATTTTAAACTCTAATTTACGGTCTGCACAGAACTCTTTTGCTGCTTTCCATTTTGCTTGATTTTTAACATATGTGACTGATTCATTTATTAATGTCTTTCTTGACTTACCCTTTGTCACCTTTGGTTCTAATGTTTCTCTCATGGGTTTAACTTCAATCACCGACCTACGAATATTGCTATCTTTATCTTTATACTTAATAAAAAAATCAGGAAAGTATCTACGAACACGATTTGTCGTTGGGTCTAAATAGGGAATCCAAAATTCTTCAGATGCCCATTCAAGTATATTCTCATTTAAATCACAATAATTCATGAACTTTCTCTCCCAAAGAGATCGATAAACAATGTTTTTTGAGTCTCCTTTGTACTTTTTAGGGTTAGAAGGCCTATATATCCCTTTATAGCTCATATATAGTAATAACAACTTACGTTTATTTATCGTGGGAATTCCAACTAGAGAGACAATATTTAAGGGAAGTGTTGATAGAGTTACTGATATTATTGCACGCCCATCTCTTGATACCTTTTATGAGGTTCAATTTTCATTCGGTGGAGGAAGTTTATCCTCACCATGGCTAAGTTCATTAAGTTCAATTGGTAAAAATAGAACGCAGGGTGCTGATTTTAAACAAAAAATGTCCCTGTTATGCACACAAGCTGAACTTCCAGGCACGAGTTTTATAGAATCATCAGTGACTGGTAATCATCAAGGTATCACAGAATTATTTCCAAACCTTAGAAACTTTCCGCCATTAAATCTTTCTTTTTATGTTGATGCAGATCATGTGATTTTAGAAGTTTTAGAGACTTGGATGACATATATTAATCCAATTGCTAATGATAGAGGTGCTAATAATGCGTATGCAGTTTTTAATTATCCAGAAGACTACAAAGAGAGAGTTTATGTCACAAAATTTGAGAGAGATACTTTTATAAAAGAATCACGAGCAGCATCATATCAATCTAATATGTCAAGTTACGAATTTATTAATGTGTGGCCAATTAATTTAACATCAATGAGAGTTGCCTATGGTGATTCAAATGTGTTAAGATGTAATATACAATTAGCCTATGATAGATTTCAATCATCATTTAATTATCCAGATGTTCAAAGAAGAGCAATTAGCACAGCTGATGGTGTTGTAACATCAAAAGATTTTGTAAATGCCGTGCCTCCATTAACATCTAAAAATGCTCCCACTGGTGGTGATACAACTTATGTTACTGGAACAGATTTACCAGGCGATAATTCTGTTAGAAGTGGAATACATGAAAATTCTCAAGGAGTTTATAAGGGATTAATAATTCCAAAAGTATAATAAATAAAACACTGAGTCAAATATTATGCCATTACCAACCATTGAAACTCCAACCTATGAGTTAAAACTACATTCATCAAATAAAAAAATTAGATACCGACCCTTTCTTGTGAAGGAAGAAAAGGTTTTAATTATAGCATTGGAATCCAAAGATCAAATGGGAATCACAAATGCTGTGAAGGAAGTGTTAAAAAAATGTATTCTCACAAAAGGAGTCGATGTTGATACTCTCCCCACTTTTGATATTGAGTATTTGTTTCTTAATATTCGGGCTAAGTCAATTGGTGAGGATATCAAACTTACAGTGACATGCTCTGATGATGGAGAAACAAAAGTTCCAGTCACAATTTTTGTAGATGAAATTAAAATCACAAAACCAAAGGGTCATACAAAAGATATTAAACTTGATGACAATCTGACTCTTCGGATGAAATACCCATCTTTAAATCAGTTTATCGAAAGTAATTTTGATACAAACGATGAAGCTGAGACTTTGGTTGATAAAACTTTTAGAGTTGTCGCTGACTGTATGGATACAATTTTTACTGGTGAGGATGCGTGGGATACTAAAGATTATACTCCTCAAGAAAGAATGGATTTTGTTGAACAATTAAATTCGAGTCAATACAAGAAAGTAGAAAACTTTTTTTCAACAATGCCTAAATTATCTCATACAATTGAAGTTGTGAATCCAAACACAAAGAAAAAATCAAGTGTAGTTTTGGAGGGTCTGGCTGATTTTTTCGCCTAAGTATTGCAAGAGAGGATCTTGAATCTTATTTCCGTATCAATTTCGCTCTCATGCAATACCATAAATATAGTTTGACGGAGCTTGAAAATATGATGCCTTGGGAAAGAGAAGTTTATGTTTCTCTTCTTACGGAATATATTGAAAAAGAAAATCTAAAGAGACAACAAGCAGAGGGTGCTGGACAGTATGGCTGAAGAGAAGAAAAAAATAGACATTAACAGTTTCTTCGATAAAACTGAAGAGATCGGTGGCGTGGCTGGCAAGGCTTTAGAACAATCTAAACTTAACGCAAATACGATACAAGCTAATAAAACACTAATTAATAGTTTATCGGTCACAATCGAAGCAATGAAAACCGAAATTCGGGACATTGCAAATTACATTGTGATAGAGAATAAATTTGAGAAAGATAAAAAAGATGATGAAAAATTTGAAGCTCAGGATGAAAAACAAAAAAAGGAGGCGAGAGACAGAGCAATTGCTCTAGGACAACCAATTCCAAAACAAGCTAAAAAAACTGCAGCAGACCCAGAAAAATCAAAAACAGTTGATAGTGTTGGTGGAGGTATTGGAGGTTTCCTTGGAGGTCTCCTAAAAGCAATTGCAGTTGGTGGTATTATAGCATTAGCTGCACCATTAGTTCCTGTTATCGCACCAATGCTTTTAACAGCGATGGCGGTTGGAATTGGTGCAATCGCTCTTGGAATTGTAGGTGCAGAAATAATTAAATTATTACCAGCAATCGGTAAAAAAATAAAAGAAGGTTATGATGCGTCAGTCAAATTTGCACAAGAAACGGCTGCCAAACTAAGTGCAAAATTTAATGATCTTAAAAATTCAGTTGGTGATTTTTTATCAAAGAAAAAAGAACAGGCTCTTAACCTAGCTAAAGATGTGGCTGCAGCTGGAAAGGAAAAAATTGGACAGATAAAAGATATTGCTGGTGATATTAAAGATAAAGCTGTGACTAAAGGAACTGAATTATTGGATGGTGCAAAGAAAAAAGCTGAGAATGTTGCTGGTTCTGTCAAAGAAGGATTTAAAAATGTAAATAATTTTTTTGGTGGTATAGGAAAAAATATATCGGGTGTAAAAGATAATATCATTGATAAAGTAACAGGTGAAAAGGATGATGAAAGTGAATTAGAAATTGGAGGTTTTG